GCGACTTTATGGGTATCCGGCTTGACCCGCAGGAAATCACCAGCCTGCTTGGGCTTTACACTGCTGGCACCATCACCCAAGAAACCCTGCTGCAGCAACTGGCTGATGGCGAGGTCTTAGGCGATGACTTTGACGTTGAACAAGAACTGGAGGCCACGGCTAATGCGGGAATGGACCTACAACCTGCTGGACAGGCTGACCGACTGGCTAGTGGATCTGATGATTATGTTGGAACCGAAGAGGCCACGCCGCCAGGAGCTTGATTATCACGTCAGTGTGCTGCCAGATGAGATCTTGGCCATCATCCGCATCAGCTGGTACAAGGATGGGAAGCCCGATTCGATTGATGAGGTGGTATTGATGGAAGACGGCCAAGATGGGTATGACGCATTTGCGGAAGTCGTGACTAGCGCGCTGCATCGCGGCGCTAATTTAAGCATCCGCTCTGGCTATAGCGCAACAGACTTGGGCATCATGCAATGACAACACCAGCCAAGCTATACCGCAACGCGATTGATTTGAATCGCTATAGCAATAGCGTGGCTCGGCGTGTCATCAATGCATATAACGACATCATCATCGATGCAGTTAATCAACTGCGCACCATTGATGATTTGGCAGCGCCTGTCAAGGCTGCCAGGTTGCGCGCCATCTTGGCGCAACTCAGGGATTCACTGGCTGGATGGGCAGGTGATGCAACAGAGCTAACGGCAACAGAGCTGCAGGGCTTGGCCGAGCTGCAGTCTGAATTTGTAGCCGAAGAGCTACGCAAGGCGTTGCCGGCTGGTGCGCGCACAGCGGTCAATACCGTGGAAATCAGCCCGCAGTTTGCGCAAAGCGTGGTCACGACAGACCCGACGCAAATCAACGTAGTCGCACTATCAGACGACTTATTCGCAGCAGTGCAAGGCGCACCGCAGACATTCAGCCTCACCGCTGCGCAAGGTGCCACTATCACACTGCCCAATGGCGAGGTAGTTAGCAAAGCGTTCAGAGGCATTGCCGTTGATCAAGCTGAGCGATTTTCGCAGGTGGTACGGCAAGGGTTGCTGACAGGCGAAACCACGCCAGACATCGCCAAGCGCTTGATTGGCAGTTTGCAATTTGGCGAGCAGGCCAGGACCGTAGGGCAGCTCGTGGCAGCAGGCGGCCAAGCGACGGCCGTGGCCGATAACCAAGTCATGGCCCTAGTGCGCACCAGCATCAACCAAGTGGCCAACAGCGCCAGCCAGCAGGTGTACGAGGCCAATCAAGACATCACCAAGAAATATCGCTACGTTGCCACGCTTGATACCCGCACCAGCGCAATCTGTCGTGCATTAGATGGCCGCGAGTTTGAATACGGCAAAGGGCCAATGCCGCCGCAACATTTCAACTGCCGCTCGACCACGGTGCCCATCATTGACTCCGACATCCTGCCACCGTCTACTACCGCAACCCGCGCTAGCAAGGATGGCCAAGTGCCAATCAACCAAAGCTATGGCGAGTGGCTAGCCAATCAACCACGCAGCGTGCAGGCTGAAGCATTAGGGCCAGAAAAGGTGCCGTACTTCAACCGGCTTGCCAATAAGTACGGCCCACGCGATGCGATTGCAAAGCTAGTCCGTGATGACGGCTCAGAGTTAACCTTAGAGCAGCTACGTAAACGATATGGACCTGCCAAGCCTTAGGCATTTTCAAAATGGCCTGATCGTCAGTGATCCTGTTGAAGCCTGCGTTGACGGCAATTGGATTGCTGCAGTGTTGTGCCAGCGTGATGACGGCAGCCAATACTGGGCAGCACCTGATATGGCTAAGCTTGCATCAGTAACTGAGTGGCGCGATGCCGTTAAAGAAGGGCAAGTCACAGGCTGCAGTATCAGCCAACATCAAGACCGAGATGAAAAAGGGCAAACCGCAAAAGCAAGCCGTGGCAATCGCGCTGTCAAAAGCCGGAAAAGCAAGGAAGCGTAAGTGATGGCCAAGAAACCCGGTCTTTACGCCAACATCCACGCCAAGCGCGAGCGCATTGAGCATGGCAGCAAGGAACGCATGGCACGCAAGGGCGAAGAAGGCAGGCCATCTGCCGCTGCGTTCAAGGCTGCGGCCAAGACTGCCAAGAAACGCAAGCCAAAGGGCAAAAAATGATCACCTATCGTGGTGAGCAGTTTGAGGGTTACAACAAGCCCAAACGAACTCCCAGCAATCCCAGCAAATCACATGCCGTCTTAGCCAAGGAAGGCGACACCATCAAGTTGATTAGGTTCGGTCAGCAGGGCGTATCTGGCTCACCAGCGCGAACAGGAGAATCAGCAGCAGACAAGGCCAGAAGGGCATCATTTAAAGCGCGCCATGCAGCCAATATCGCAAAGGGCAAGCTTAGCGCTGCCTATTGGGCTGACAAAGTAAAGTGGTGACGCACTCTATCCCTGCGGGATACGCATGTCCGACGAAAACCAGATCCAGGAGCCTGCGGCAACTGGTGACACTGAAGCGCTGCAACGTAGCGTCGAAGCGCTAGAACGCAAGAATCAAGAATTGATCGCCGAGCTGCGGTCAGCCAAGAAGTCACCGAAGCTACCCGATGGCGTCAACATCGACGAGCTGCTTGATTTCAAGCGCAAAGCCGAACAGGCCGAACTTGAGCAACAAGGAAAATACTCCGAAGCAAGGCAAGCTCTGGAGCAGCAGTACCGCGAGGCGACGGCGCAGAAGGACCAGCGCATCGCAGAACTCGAGTCCCGTGTTCGTGAGTTGGAGCTGGTCACACCAGCCGTGACCGCATTGGCGGACATCGTGCATGACCCCGACTTGGTGCTCAAGACCAAGCTGAGCAGTGATCAGATTGAGCGTGACCCTGATGGCACGGTGGTAGTCGTCGATGGCTACCAGCGCACACCTGTTAGCGAATGGGCCAAGACGCTACCCGCCTGGATGCAAAAGCAACCCAAGCCACAGGGTAGTGGCGCACCATCAGGCCGCAGCAGTGGTGAGCTGCCATTAGGCGTCAAGAATCCATTTGTGCGGGAATCATTCAACCTGACCGAACAATCACGGTTGTTCCGTACAGATCGGGATATGTACGATCGGCTAAAAGCTGCTGCAAGGCGTTAAGCTATCTGCAACCGGCTGCGCTGGTGCCAGGGCTGCGCCCACACCGTAAACCATTTCCCCGAGATGAATCATGGCGACTCTTCGCTCTGACATCATCATCCCAGAGATTTTCACGCCTTACGTCATTGAGCAAACCACCCTGCGTGATGCCTTCCTGGCATCCGGTGTGGTGCAGCCCATGGCTGAGCTGAACGCTACCGAGGGTGGTGACTACATCAACGTCCCCTTCTGGAAGGCCAACCTGTCTGGCGACTTCGAAGTGCTGACCGATAGCACCTCGCTGACGCCTGGCAAGATCACTGCCGATAAGCAAGTTGGCGTGATCCTGCACCGTGGCCGCGCCTTTGAGGCCCGTGACCTTGCGGCCCTCGCTGCTGGCGCTGACCCCATGGCTGCTATCGGCGCCAAGGTTGCTTCCTATGTGGCTAACCAGCGCCAGAAGGACCTGATCAAAACGCTGGAAGGCGTGTTTGGCGGTCTGACCTCCAACACCGGCGCTGCTTTTGCTCCGCTGTCGTTTGACCTGAGCGGCATGACCGCCCTCGGCCCCCGCCAAGTGGCCAAGGCTCGTGCGCTGCTGGGTGATCAAGGCGACAAGCTCACCGCTGTTGCCATGCACTCTGCGGTCTATTACGACCTCGTAGAGCGCAAGGCCATCGATTACGTGACCAATACCGAAGCACGCGGTGGCGGCACTGTTGCCACTACTGGCATCGCTCCTGTGTTTGCAGGCAGCATCGCTGGTGCTTACGGCAGCGACAATTCCGTGCCCACTTACATGGGCCTGCGTGTGATCGTTTCGGACGACCTGGTGCCTACCAGCACCAACTACCCCGTCTATTTCTTCACCCAAGGCGCTATCGCCAGCGGTGAGCAAATGGCGATGCAGACCGAAACTGATCGTGACATCCTCGCCAAGAGCGATGCCATGTCCATCGACCTGCACTACTGCTACCACCCCGTGGGCGCTAAGTGGGCCGTCACGACCCCCAACCCGACCCAAGCTCAGCTTGCCACCATCGGCAACTGGACCAAGGTGTACGAAACCAAGAACCTTGGTATCGTCCGTGGCACCGTCACTTCTAACTTCTGAGGTAACTAACCATGGCACAACCCTCCCAGTTTGAAATCAGCACTGAGCAGTACATCACTGCCAGTCATTTCATCGCCTCTTCTGTGGCTGACGTGCAGTTCTTCACCGCTCCGGTGAAGTGCGAGGTGGTTGCAGTGCGCGAGATCCACACTGTTGCTGGCACCGATGGCAGTGCCGTCACCGGTACCATCCGCCGGTGCCAAGGCACTGAAGCTGCTACCGCCGGCGATGACCTCCTCGGCGATACCAAGCTCGACCTCAAGGGCACTGCCCTGACCGAGCAGGCTCCTGCCCTGACCGCCACTAATGGCAACTTGGTGCTGGAAGCCGGGAACCGCTTGGCACTTGACGTGACAGGCACCACCACTTCCCTAGCTGGTGTGATCCTGACCGTGCTGCTCAAGCGCGTCTGATGGGGCTGTTCGCTTTCCGGCGACTGCGTGATCAAGAGGCTGCCTCTTTGGAGGTGGCCTCATTTTCTATTGCAGAGCCAATGCCTACACTAGATGTAACGGAGCCTGACGATGGCAATCACGATCATCGCAACGCCAAACGCGGCAGACGCAAACTCATATCTGACGTTGGCTGATGCGCAGGCCATCATTGATGGCATGGTGCTAGATGCTGACGTGACAGCTTGGGCTGCCGCAACCACGGACAACAAAAACCGTGCGTTGTATTCCGCTGCGCAGAGGCTAGATCGTGAACGTTTTCTTGGTGCTCGCTCTACTGATACCCAGTCAATGCAATGGCCGCGAACTGGTGTTCGCAAGCCCGATACCTATATCAATACCTACGCGGTGGGATTTCCGTTTCGCATTACCACCGACTACTTTGCCGACAACGAAATCCCAGATCAAATCAAGCGCGCGCAGGTGGTGCTGGCCGTTTACCTTAACAACAACCCAGACGGCCTTGGCCTTAGCGGGCTGGAAGACTACAAAAACGTCAAAATCGGCAGCCTAGACGTGACGCCTAACCTTGGCTATGGCGCCGTCGGCGTTGACAAGGTACCGCCGATCATGGAGCGCTATTTGACAGGGCTTAGAATCAGTGGACCGGGTAACGTTGCGATCAAACGGAGCTGACCATGGATCGGTCTTACAGCATCGGTTTTGAGTACATCGACGATACCGCTGCGCATGCCGGCCGCTTCTGGCAGATCTACGCCGTGGCTGATGCAGTAATCGCCAGCGCTGTGATCGAGAACCAAACTGGCAATACGTTTGCATCAGTGCCGCTCAAGGCGGGCGATTCGGTCTTTGGTGTGTTTACCAGTGTTACTCTTGCCTCCGGCAAAGTTGTTGCATACAAGGTATGAACATGAGCGACTCCAACGTTTTAGGCATTGACTACGGCAAAGGCGGAACGTTTATTGGCGACACCACAACGCGAACCGGCCGCTGGTGCGCAATTCACTTTACGACTAATACACATATTGATACTATTGTTTCGGCGAACTACGACGGCAATACACTGTCAGGCCAGTCATTCTCAGCGGCCACAACTTTATACGGAGTTTTTACCAGCATTAAACTACAAAACGGCCACTGCGTTGCATATAAACTCTGATGTCTTTAGCTAACCCGCTACGCAAGGTTGCCAGCAAGCTGATGGCACGATTTGGCGGTGAGGCGACCATCCGCCGTGTCACGATGGGCAGCTACAACCCAACAACTGGCACTGCTGCTGAAACCACTACAGACACCACAGTGCGTGGTGTGCTGGAGGATGTCAGCCTGCGTGAGGTGAACGACCTTATCCAAGCTGGCGACAAACGGTTAATGATTGCAGCGGTTGATTTGGCCAGCGCACCGACTACAGCCGATCGCGTCATCATTGCGGGTCGTGCGCTGCAGGTGATTGAGGTGCGGACCATTGAGCAGGACAACACCGCCATCACATACGAGCTAATCCTGAGGGACTGATGGCACGCGCCATTCGCGTTGGTGATATTGGCGATTACGCCAGTCAGCAGATGGAGAAGTTGCTGCGTGCGTCGGTGCTGGAAACTGACAGCCTTCTAAAGCACGCCAGCCCAGTTGATACCGGCCGCTTCCGTGCTAGCTGGCAAGTGGGTGAAAATGCAACCTCTCCACCACCGGATTATTCGGGCAACGAGGATGGGCCAAATGCAAACATCCCGCCAATGGTAAAAATAAATTATCAAAATGAGCGCATTGGCAACGTTTATTCAATCCACAACAACCTGCCATATGCCGAGCCGCTAGCCAATGGCCATAGCAAGCAAGCGCCTGCAGGATGGGTCCAAGGCGTCGCCAAAGACGTGCAAGGGCGCGTCAGAATTGCTGCAGACAAGATCGGCAGGGAATCATGAGCAGCACCATCAATGATGTCCGCGCTGCCATTGAAGGGCGCATTGCTACGCAAATGGCAATTGCGCCGGCGTATCCTGTGAGCTATCAGAACGTGCCATTTACGCCGCCAAACAACAGCCCGTGGCTGCAGGCATTCATCCGCTTTGGCGACAACGCTTACGCCACGCTCCTGCCTACAGGTGGCGCAGGGTTTAACCGCCACAATGGCGTGTTGACCGTGAACATTTTTACGCCCATCGGTACTGGCACTGCAGCCAACTTCACCATTGCCGAGCGGCTTAAGGACTTGTTTGATCGCGTGACCGTATCAGGCATCATCTTTGACCCAGTATCTGGCCCGGCGCAGGTAACGCCTGCTGCGCCACAGCCGTATTACCAGACCCAATTGACCGCAACGTTTGAAGCCTATTTAGACTGAGCGCAGCCACTACCGTTCACAACATGGCTGTTACTGTTCTGTCCGGTACGTCCGGCGCCCTCTACTACAAACCCGCCGGCACTAACGGCAACTTCCCCGAGTCTGGCGTTAATGCCAGCACGGATGTTATCACCGTTCAGCCGTACCTGAATTTCAAGGCTGGCGATCCGGTCAAGTTCCGCGTCATCAACAGCCAGACTGGCGGATCCGGCACTGGCACGCTGCCGTCTCCCATTGATGCAGCCACCACCTACTACGTGCTGTCCTACACGGCTGCCACTGGTGCGCTGACCGTCTCCACGTCCGCTGGTGGCACCATCCTTGCCATCACTGACGACGGCACGGCAGTGGCACCCAACGAGTTTGAGGTGTACTACGCCGATTTTGCTGCCGTTGGGCAAGTGCAGTCTTGGTCTTTTGAGATCAGCCGCGCTGAGATTGACGTGACCACCATCGGCCAAGCAGCTGGGCAGTATGCACCCTTCC